GTTGAGCTCGTCTAGCTTACGGTATCCAACGATCTGGTTAAAACTCCTGTGACCCATAGCCCGTTGTTGCACGTTGGCGTAACGGCCTTGAAAAGCATAGTAACTGTTAAACCCTAAGCATTTCGGGGTTAAGAACTCGCATTGGCTGAACAAATCCATAGGACTTTTCGTAACGGGGGAACCCGTCAATATACGTCGGTACTCACTCAGGTTTTGCAATGCAATAATGTTTTTAGTTCTTGAAGCTTTTCTATTCTTAATCGTGGTGCTCTCATCAACGATGACCATATTCTTCGGGTTCTTTTTTAAAAATACTTTAGCTATCTGCAAACCTTTAGTGGTACTGAAAGCCTCGACGTTCATGACAAACAGTTTAATACCGTCAAAAGGGTCTAAAACAAAAGGCTCCAGCTCGTCTTGAAATTTTTGTGTTATATTGGGTTGCCAACGAACAATGTTTCGAGCTATTCTTTTAGGTAAGTGAACGGGGATTTCTTTTCTAACCCAATTATCAAACACCCCTTTGGGGGCAATGACCAGCGCGGCGTTAATCTTTTCTTCTTCGTATAAGATTCCCATCGTGTCTATAACAACTTTAGTTTTACCTGTTCCCATCTCCATGAACAGTGCAAAGTATTTCTCAGACCACGAATCACGGATCACGCTTAACTGATGGTCGAAGGGCTTGGTCTCAAATTCGTAACTATTCATTTTTTTCCTTTTGCTGTTGACATGTCCACGGTATAGTATAATATACGTCTTTGTCAAGGCCCGAAATGGTCTTTAACAACGAAAGGAGAAAAAATGGACTTGACTAAATTAATGGAAGAGGATATCAGCCCGAGCAAAAACTCGGTTGAGAACCTTAACCATGAAGGTTTGAAATCTGTAGCAGAAGTAGCGAAAAACATTCGGGACAAAGAGGAATTAATCTCTCAGCTCGAAGAGAAGTTGTCTGAAGAAAAGAAATCGTTGTTTAAACTCACCGACGAAGATTTGCCAGCAATGTTCTTGGAGCTGGGACTCAACAAGTTAGAGCTAGATGATGGTTCTACCGTTGAAGTCAAACAAACCTACGGTGCTTCGATAAAAGTAGACAATCGTCCAGCGGCTTACGATTGGCTTCGGGAGCACGATTATGATGACATCATAAAAAACACTGTGGCTTGCAGTTTTGGGCGCGGTGACGATGAGTTAGCCAAGCAGTTTTCAGCATTTGCAATGGCACAAGGGTTTGATGCTCAGACAAAAACCGAGGTTCACCCACAGACTCTACGAGCTTTTATTAAAGAGCGTGTCGAGGCGGGTGAGGAGTTTCCTATGGAATTGTTTGGAGCTTGGGTAGGTCAACGTGCAACTATTAAACGAAATAAGGGGAATAACTAATGGCTACAAAAAATGCGGTAGAACCAAAAAAAGAACACGGCATCACTATCTTTGATGCGTCTATTTTTGAGCAGGACGCAGGTAAAGGTCTTGAGAACATTGGACAAGAAGATCTTGCATTACCTTTTGTCAAAGTTTTGTCAGGTAACGATCCCGTGTTAGATGAAAATGAAGAAGCTCGTAAGGGTGACATTTATAACACCGTGACCGGAAAAGTGTACAAGGGTAAAACTGGAATAAGTGTTATTCCCTGCGCGTACCAAAGACGGTTTATTCAGTGGGCACCCAGAGGTTCTGGTACGGGAGCACCTAGTGCAATGTACACGCCGCAGGATGTGCGACCAAAGACAGAACGGTCACCTGATGACAACAAAGATTACGTTGTGGGGGGCAATGGGGAATACCTAGAAGAAACTCACCAACATTTTGTTTTGATTCTGAATGAGGATGGCAGTGTTGAGAGCGCTTTGATCGCAATGAAATCCACACAATTGAAAAAGTCCAGAAAGTGGAATTCAATAATGGCTTCTCGCGTTATGAAAGGCGCTAATGGTACGTTTACGCCGCCGAGATACAGCCACATTTACCGCTTGAAAACAATCCAAGAGGAAAACTCAAAGGGATCGTGGCATGGTTGGGAGATGTCCCTTGAATCTCAGATTGAGGATGCCGCAATGTACACTCAGGCTAAGAAATTTTCAGAGGACATCATGGCGGGGGACGTAGTTGTGAAGCATCACGATGGTGAGGATGAAACCAACGGATCAAATATACCGTTCTAATCCTCGGGGCGGGGAAACCCGCTCCAACCAACGTGGGAGAGCATATGTCAGTGGAGAAGTTTGCAGCCATTTTTGAGGGACTCAAGTCCGCTTATGGCTATTTTAAAATAGAAAAACAAAAAGCTAGTGGCAAACAAGCCGGACATGCCGGAGTAGTACGCGAAGAGCCTACTTTAGAATTATTTAAAGAACACCTTGCCGGTAATGGCCGAGGTCTGGGTATAATTCCGATTAACGAAAATGATTCTTGTAAATGGGGTTGCATTGATATCGACCAGTACCCGCTTGATCACGAGGCGCTCCTTAAAAAAATACGCGGTTTGGAGCTTCCTCTTGTCGTCTGCCGCTCAAAGTCGGGAGGCGCGCATTGCTTTTTATTTAGCAATGAATGGGTCTCAGCTAAGGACATGCAAAAAGCCCTTAAAAATATGTCTTCGGCTCTGGGCTACGGTGAGAGCGAGATTTTTCCCAAACAAATCAAACTACATTTAGATCGTGGTGACGTTGGGAACTTCTTAAACCTACCTTACTACAACGCAGAAGCAGGGTTACGTTACGCTTTTTTAGATGACGCAACTTCCGCGACGCTAGACGAGTTCATAGCGCTTCATAAAAAATATGTAAAAACACCTGAAGAAATACAAAACTTGCAAATACCCGAAGCTAAAGAGACAAACCTCTTGGCCGACGGACCCCCGTGCTTACAAATATTAAGTCGTCAGAAAATATCTGAGGGTGGCCGAAACAACGGTCTGTTTAACATGGGTGTTTATCTCAGAAAGGCTCATCCTGATAGTTGGGAGAGTGAGATACTAAAATATAATCAAGAGTACTTCGAACCATCCTTGCCCTTAGCTGAAGTAAATGTCGTGGCGAAACAATTACTACGAAAAGATTATGCGTATAAATGTAATGATGCGCCTATCAATGCTCACTGCAACAAGGACCTGTGTCGAACACGAAAATTCGGTGTTGGTGCCGCAGTAGCTGGAGCCACGATTGCTAATCTAAGAAAGTACAATTCCACGCCACCGATATGGTTCATGGATGTCAACGGTGAACCGTTAGAGTTGGACACCGATGGCTTAATGAGCCAAGTCTCGTTTCAGAAGGCTTGCCTTGAGCAACTGAACTTCATGCCCCGATCCATGCAACGACAAAATTGGGAGGGTAGAGTTGGTGGATTGCTCTCAGAGATGAAAGAAAACGACGGCGCGATCATTGAGGTGTCTCAAGACGTTACCTCATCCGGTCAGTTCTACGATTACCTCGAAGAGTTTTGTACTAATATGCAACAGGCTCAGGACAAAGAAGAGATTCTATTACGACGGCCTTGGTCTGACGAGGAGAGTTCGCTTACTTTCTTTAGACTAAAAGATTTTGAAGACTATTTAAAGAAGAACAAGTTCTTTGAGTTCCGAAGAAACAAGATAGGTAAACACCTGAGAGACATCCAAGGCGAGAACACAGTCATTAAGATTAAAGGAAAAGGTGTCAGGGTTTGGAAAATACCAAGCTTTGACAGCTCCGACGTACACATTGATATCCCACAATTTAAACCGAAGGAGTCTCCGTTTTGACCGATTTAGATTATAACGAACGAGCTGAAACCATGTATCAAATGCACGTCAAAGAATATCGAACCTTGACGGCTATTGGTAAAAAGTTTGGCTTAACCAAAGAGCGTGTCAGACAGATCGTTAACAAACATAAACGAGGGATTACGGATGTACAGGATATTCGGACCGCCGGGAACAGGGAAAACAACCATGCTTCTAAACAAGGTGAACGAAGCACTTGAGCAAGGAATACATCCCAATGAAATAGCGTTCTTGGCTTTTACGAAGAAAGCATCTACCGAGGCTAGGGAACGTGCTTCCTTACGCTTTAACCTTGATCCTAAAACTGATCTGATTTACTTCAGGACGTTGCATAGTCTGGCCTTGATGCAAACTTCAATTAAGTTTGAGAACATCATGAGTGATCAGCACTACAGGGAGTTGAGTCAAACTGTGGGAATCACGCTCAACGGCACACGGAGCAAGGCATTTGACGAGGACTTACCCACTGCCGTGAGTAAGAAAGACCCTATCTTAGGTTTGATCAATCTTGCGCGGTTAAAGAAAACCACGCTTCGGGATGAATACAATAAAAGTTCGATAGATATCCCTTGGAACACCATAGACTATATTGACCGCTCGTTCCTCGACTACAAGCACCACATGGGTCTGTATGATTTTACCGATATGTTAGAAGTCTTTATCAAGGAAAGCGCGAACTGTTGCCCTAAATTTAAGGTAACCTTTTTGGATGAAGCCCAAGACTTGTCTCCCCTCCAGTGGGACCTTGCACATATCTTGGATAAAAACTCGGAGCGAATGTATTGCGCGGGGGACGATGACCAAGCTATTTATAGATGGGCCGGTGCAGACGTGGACCAATTTATTAGCTTAGACGGCGGATCAGAGACGTTGGAGCAGTCTTATCGAATCCCTAGCTCTGTCCACACCCTCGCGGAAAACGTGGCGAAGAGAATACACCGAAGGTTCCCAAAAAATTATCTCCCAAGAGAGGAAAAAGGTTCAGTCGAACGGATAAATAACGTAGACAATTTGGATTTCGCACAAGGTAACTGGTTAATTTTGTCGCAAGCCGGTTATCATTTACAAGCGGTTGCCTCGGACCTCAAGTCGAATGGGTATCTATTCAATTACAAAGGACACCGCTCGATTGGAGAAAAATTGTCTAACGCGGTAAACGGTTGGGAACATCTAAGAAAAGGTAAAGAAGTATCGGGTGCAGTAGCTAGAAAAATATATAGCTATATGTCTGCCGGTAAACACGTCCAACGCGGGTTTAAAAAATTACCCCTGTTAGATGATGCAGAGTTTGTCACACTCGACGGGTTGATAAAGAACCACGGTTTATTAGCCACAAAACAAATGATCTGGTCTCAAGCTATGGATAAGATTCCAGAGACAGACCGAGCCTATGTTACGGCTTTGTTAAGACGCGGTGAAAAGTTTAATGCGTCGCCTCGCATTACAGTGTCCACGATCCACGGATCAAAGGGTGGGGAAGCGGATAACGTTGTACTGCTCACGGACCTGAGTCCTGCCGCAGAAAATGAGATGCATATTAATCCCGACGATATGCACCGTGTTTTTTATGTTGGGGTAACACGGGCTAGACAAAATTTATACATTGTTGACCCCGAGGATATCGGAAGGAGTTATAACTTATGAACTGTTGGCATTGCAACACAGAGTTAATATGGGGCGGGGATCACGACCTTGAGGAGGAAGATGAAAACTATTCAATGGTCACTAATCTTTCTTGCCCTAAGTGTGAATCAATTGTTGATGTGTATCTACCTAAAGAGAAAGAGTCCGATGACAATGCAGAATAATAATTATGATGTAGATTACAGCCAGTTTTACTTAGACGCTAAAAAAGCTTTTGAAGCTATACCAGAAGCGGTTAACAATAAAAATTACGCAGAAGCGGAACAATGTGCTTTGGATGCAATGGTAGAAATAAAACTGGTTTGGCACAGCCTTCAACTGCTACGAGAAAAAAACGAAGTGTTATGGGGAAAGAAAATATAATGAATAGATCCAGTTTATTAAAAAGTGCGGACGAATTAATCAACGGAGATCGCGCTAAAGATTATGGTGATGCTTATCAAAATCACGATAAGATAGCCATAGCTTGGAACGTGATAGCGAAGTCAGCGCTTGCGCGGCATGGTCGGATTACACCTTCTCATGTAGCGTTAATGATGGATTGGGTGAAGACCGCACGTTTGCTAAACACTATAGACCATGAAGATTCTTGGATCGACAAGGCCGGATACACCGCACTTGGTGGGGAATTCTCCCAAAATGATAAAAAATAAAAAGGGATTTTATGGCTCGAACAGGAAATTTGCAAATGGCGATGTTCACTCCGAAGAGCGAGTGGATACCTCCAATGGAATTGCCGGACCTTACCCGCGCAAAAAAAATTGCTATCGATGTCGAGACTAGAGACCCCGACCTCAAGACTAATGGACCTGGATGGGCTACTGGAAATGGAGAGGTAGTAGGTTACGCTATTGCTGTTGATGATTGGTCGGGCTACATCCCAATTCGGCACATGGGGGGTGGTAACCTTGATGAAAAAGTGGTTAATAAGTGGCTCAAGAAAGTCTTTGAGTGTCCCGCCGACAAAATAATGCACAACGCGCAGTATGATGCGGGTTGGATTAAACGAATGGGGTTTGAGCTCAAGGGTCGCATCATCGACACGATGTTGATTGCGGCTTTACTTGACGAGAATAGATTCAGTTACAGCTTAAACGCTTTGTCTTATGACTTACTGGGTAAAACAAAATCAGAGAAGGGCTTAGTCGAGGCCGCTAGAAGTTTCGGCGTTGATCCTAAAGCTGAGATGTGGAAACTCCCCGCCATGCACGTCGGTGCTTACGGTGAGGCGGATGCCGAACTCGCTCTCGAACTTTGGAATTACTTCAGCGTTCAACTTGGTAAAGAAGACTTGTGGGGGATTGCTAATCTCGAACTGGACCTCCTTCCATGCCTCATCGAGATGACTTGGCGCGGAGTTCGAATCGATCAGGACAGGGTTGAGAAGACTCGGGACGGTCTTATCAAGCGGGAACGGAAAATCATGAAGGAGATTAAGGACCTTGCGGGGCGTGACGTTGAAATCTGGGCCGCACAGTCTCTCTCCAAAGCGTTCGACAAAGTCGGAATTCAATATCCAAAGACAGAAAAAGGCGCACCGAGTTTCACCAAGCTTTTCCTCCAAGATAACCCTCATCCGCTCTCGCAACTCGTACTCCAAGCTCGGAACTTGAACAAGACATCCAGCACCTTCATCAATACAATCATGAAACACGCTCACGCTGATGGCCGAGTACACAGTCATATCAATCAAATCCGATCTGATGATGGCGGCACGGTTTCTGGTCGATTGAGCATGAACAGCCCAAATCTTCAACAAATCCCTGCGAGGGACCCTGAGATGGGGCCGATGATACGTTCTCTATTTTTGCCTGAAGAAGGAGAGCAATGGGCGGCAATAGACTTCTCGCAACAGGAACCACGAATCTTGGTTCACTACGCTCATGTGTATGGTCAGAGCCGGAATTTACCCTTGGAGGGTGCGTCAGATTTTGTAGAAGCATATAACGCTGATCCTAACACAGACTTCCATAGTCTAGTAGCAGAGATGGCTAACATTCCACGCAAACAAGCCAAAGTTGTTAACCTCGCCATGATGTATGGCATGGGCGTAGGTAAGCTATCAGAACAGTTAGATATTTCTATGGATGAAGCGAAAAGTCTAATCAATCAGTACCACTCTCGTGTCCCTTTTGTTAAAGGTTTGATGCACGGCGTGATGAACCGTCTGAACGATAAATCTTCGTCTGGTTCGATCCGATCAATACTGGGACGTAAGTGTCGATTTGATAAATGGGAGCCGGACACCTTTGCCATGAACAAAGCCTTGCCCTACAAAGAAGCGATTCAAGAGTACGGGGCCACGACCCGATTGAAACGTGCTTACACGTATAAAGCTTTGAACCGATTGATCCAAGCGTCCGCCGCCGACATGACCAAGAAAGCGATGGTTGATTTATATAAAGAGGGGATTGTACCGCTGACCGCGATTCATGATGAACTGGCCTTGTCGGTAACAGATAAAAAACAAGCGGAATACATTGCTGATATAATGACAAAAGCGGTTCCTTTAGAAGTCCCAAATGTTTGTGACATTGAAATTGGTCCAAGTTGGGGCGAGGCTAAGTAACTGCTACCCTCCTCTTAGGTTGTTTTTCCCCCGAATAGATGTTATTTGGGGGTTTTTTTTGTTGCTTCGTCTTATATATTCGCATATACTCCCATGTAGTCAGTCAAAGAAAGTAATGTTATGGATACCAATAAATGGAAAAGCGTGTTAGTCCCGAGAGATATCTATCTCGTGATTAAAGAAATGAGTAAAGCCGAAGGGCGAACCATCAGCGGTCAGTTGCGTGTGATCTTTGATGATTTTGTACATAAGTATAAACCTCGTGACGAGGATGATCGTTTCGATAAGTGAGGGTTGAAATTGCCTTTATTTTTATATAGAATTAACCTGACATTTGGATACGTCCTTTTGTTCTCCGTGTAGTACTTAAAGCCCTTAGTCTAATCCCCTGACTGAGGGCTTTTTTTTGCTGATAGGCCAAAGTTAAAACGATAAGGAGACAACGATGCAAGATATTCAAGACATTAACTCAAGTACTACCCCGAGTGCGACAAAAGAAAAAGAGTTTGTTAATGGCCTCATTGTTAAGAAGCCACGCGACACGGCCCCCGAGTGGATTAAGTGCAACCTCAGCATTAAGCGTGAGGACTTACTTCAATGGTTAGGCCAAAAGGAAGGTGATTGGGTGAACGTACAAGTATGTGAAGCGCGATCAGGAAAATGGTATGCTGAGGTAGATAACTGGCAACCAACAAAGAAAGCGTCGAGTGACAATGGACCCAGAGGATTTTAGCCTTGATGAAGATGAAGAGTATTTGATTGCGGCAAGTCAAATTGCTAAAGTGATGAAAGCTTTAGACGAAGGGGGTGTGTCGCAAAACGTTGCTATGGAAGGAGCCTTGACTCAGTTGTTGACGCAACTCTTCATGGGCAACGCATCTCAAGCCGAGGCCCTTGGCATACTTGCTTCGTGTTTGTCCCAAGCGTCAGAGAATACAGAGAAGTTTGAAGATTTAATAATTGGTATGATCGACAATGAAAATGTTCATTAATTTTAAGGGGAAACAAATGAAAGAAAAAAAATCCAGTACGCTTTACTCCACAATCATTCCAATCATCGCCGGATTGCTTGCGGCAATTGCACATCGATTGTTTAATCAGTAATGCCCTACGAAAAATCAATCGAAGAGGGTATGATCGAGGCCGAGGCTTGCGTCAATCATTTAGAAGATGACAACCTCTCTTTGTCTGAAGCCTTGTCTGAATATAAAAAGGGAATCGAACTGCTCCATTTCTGCGACATAAAATTAAACAGCACCAAACAACAGATTCAAATGCTAGATTACAGCACAGGTCAGCTTATCGATGTCAACCCAGAATCCGTCACTGGCCCTATCGACAAGAAGTCGTAAGCCAAGAATTAACTTACTCTGGGTAGAAAACGACCACGTGGTGGTCTACAAAATCGGGCCACCCTCGAAATGGATTGGTCGATGTAAACATTGCGGTAAAAGCCACGAACAACAAAGTCGTTCGATTCATAAAAATTACATTGCCCGCGCTTGTACGTCCTACGCCCCGCGAAATAAAATTCATAAGAACGTCGAGGACAGTAAACTCGTTAAAAAGTACGGGATCACCTTCGATGACTTCAAGGTCATGCTGAAGAATCAAAACTACCTCTGTGCTATTTGTCACATCCATCAATCCGAACTGGTTTATCGCATGGCCGTGGACCACGATCACGGAACAGGTAAGGTTCGAGGACTGCTCTGCCGTCCGTGCAACCACGCACTAGGGCTACTGAAAGACGATCCACGGAACGCGGCCCGCGCTTCAGCGTATCTGAAGTTGCATAAGACATAAAAAAAGGGAGCCGAAGCTCCCTTGATTACAACAAAGGTAAATTAACGATTGGAAATGTACATCGTAACTTCAAATCCAAATCTCATCTCCACGTACTCCGGTTTATTCCAGACCATGACCACCTCCTTTCATTAATTAACTTTTGTTTCTTATACTCTTCAATCTCTCTTCGTCGGCAGTAGGCTATCCATAAGGACATAACACCCTCCTATTTAAAGTTAGGTGCGTTCCTTCGACCAATGTCTACTTCCGTCTCTTCCGAGATGAACGATTCAATAACGATACCAGACTTTAATATTTAGTCCATCATATTTATCATTAAAAATCGACTCGACAGTCATGGCCTCGTACTCCCTGTTTCTCCATTGGGTTAGCGTTTTTGAGTTTTGTTTACCGGCTTTCCGCCATTGGCAATCGTGATACAACTCATGCACTAATACGGGTGGTGTCAGCATATCTGGACGTACATAAACCACTCCATCCAAAAAGAATGTGTCGTTACTGGGCACTACTGGGGCTTCCGGTTCACAACCCAGCAAAGCTAGAAAGATGAGTACGGTATCCATTTACAAAATAATATACCACGAAAGAATGTGGCCTGATATGTCGTAGGTGTTGACAACCTCGCATACCTAGTCCAGAATAGAAGTTCATCCACACAAACGGAGGACGAAATGAAGAAAGTTTTATTAGCGGTAAACGCCGAAGAATATGACCATTTATGCATAGCAATGGATGCTCACTTAGATTATTTACGTGTTAATGAAATTGAAGCTAATTCTCAAAAAGACCATGAATGGGAAAGGGATATGAGGAAAAAAATAACGGGTGCAGAACACTTTTATGAGAAATGCAAAGAACTTTACTGGGGACGGGGGAAATATAAACATATGCAAAAATACAACGTGAGCATTACGCAGTACCACCGGATCGACGGTATCGAGGCCGAGAGCCTTGAGGAAGCCCAACGCATAGCCTCCGAAGACCATGACTGGGCCGATCATTTACGGGATGTAACCATAGACGCAGAGGAGATCACAGCATGAAACTTAAAACAATTACTACGGAAGCTTTGATAAAAGTTTTAGATAAAAACGCTAACGATTTGCCCGATTGGGAAATATTCGAAACCGAAGAGGGCATTGTTGGGGTCAATTTTTATGTAAACGTTGAAGAGGAGATCACAGCATGAGAGATAAGGAAAGTTTGATAAACGAGGTGGTTTCTCAGATAAAAAAAGACTTAAAAGAAAAGGATGAAACGGCTATACATGAAATGCTCACGTTTATGGATCACAATATTCTAATGAATTACCTACCTGAAGAGGCCACAAAATGAACCGATGGAAACTAACCAACGAACTATTCGGCAACGATAAAGACTTGCTGATCTGGAAAACCCTAGAACGCATCGAGGATGACGAAGAACTCGAACACGTATACGAACTCTTGGCCCACGTGCCACGGCAACACCTTGTCGAATATGTGACCACGGGCCTCTCTGATGACCGCATCTCAGAGTTGATCGATCAGAAAATAATCAGTGCCACCGAGGCGCGGGTATTGGGGGACTTATGACGGATAAACACACGGAAGACTTATGCGTGTACTGCGGTAATTCTACCGCGTTCGGCTCAGGTCGGTTCGTTAACCGAATCCCCTCCGATGAAGGGTGGGGGTGCGCTGATTGTACTGGATACGAGTGCGACCGTTGCGACAAACAAATCTACCTCGATGCCGAAATCACCCCAGACCAATGCGGCATGGATACCGAGGAATTCAGCGATGGTAACAGACACGTCTGTGAATCGTGCCTCACGGCCCACGAGTCTTCTCAATATCACAGTGAAAGTGAGTCAATAATATGAAGGTTAAAGACATAAATGAATAAAAAATTAATCATGGAAATTGCTAACGAGTCTGGCCTCTTGGCAATACTCAAAGACCACGCCGCAGAATTTGGAAACGGTACGCTTGAGAATACCCCATATTTAGAATTAGAAAAGTTCGCCGAGTTGATTGTTCGGGAATGCTATCGTAAGCAATATAAAAGTATGAACGAAAAGAAAGAGAGGGGGGATGATGGCTAACTACACAATAAAAACAGCGGAAAGCCCCCTCATCGGCTTAATCCCATTGAGGAGAAAACAATATGAACGTCGAAAAACTAAAACCATTCCAAATAACCGCCACAATGACCTACACCATGCAAATCGATGCTGAAGACTACAACGAGGCCGTGGGCATGGGTCGAGAACGCCTCACCGATATTCCGTTCGAAGATTGGAGCCTTGTAGAAGTCAAAGTCGATGCAGAAGAACTCATGCCCCGAATGAACGAAAAAAATGTTTAAATACTACCTCATACATAGACTCCCTAGGGTATCCACAGAACAATGGAAAAAAAAGACTACAACCGTTCCCTCACACACCGCGAACTCGAACTCGTCCTCGAAATCATAAAACCACTCAGTTTGAAACTAACACCAGAAAATAAAAAAATACTCGGACGAGCAACAAACAAACTACAAAAACTGTTCGACGAACAAAATCCTAGAAATACACCAAAAAAAGTGAAAAACACCAAAACACTAAAAAATACCACACTAGGCCCATGGGATTGGCTGTATAGCCCAAAAGAAAAGAAATCGACCTGAGTGGGCAGTAGCGCAGTAGTCAGAGGAAAAAGGGCGCGGGACACGTATCGCGTATCACGGCTCGCGGGTCATTAAAAACGTTTACTGTATATACCCTCCAGAGATTTTTTTTTATTTTTTTTATTATTTTAGAGCTGTAACCGTGTAGTCTG